CGTGTCGTTCGTGATGGCCTGCACCACGTTCGCGTTCAAGCGTCCTGCGGCCAACGTGCCGGTCCATCCCAGTGTGAGCGAACTGGCCGCGAGCAGCGCCGCTGCCGGTGTGCCGCCAAGCGTCAGCGTCACGTTCGTGTCGTCGGCTTTCGTGAGCGCAGCCCCACTCCCGACGTCACTCGCCGCGAGCGTGTGATTCGTCCACTTCGTCCCGTTGTACTGCAGGAACTGCGTCGAGACTGGCCCCGCGAGCGCGACATCGGTGAGCCCCGCGAGCGTCTGGTTGACCGCTGCCCACGTGAGATTGCCTGAGCCATCCGTCTTGAGGAACGTGCCGACGCTCTGACTGCCGGGGAAGACGTACGCTTGTCCCCCAATCGAGACGTTCGCGCTGTCGAGCGTCGTCACGCCCGAGCTGTGCAGCGTCGTCACCCCGTCCAGCGCACCCGTGATCGAGAGGCCCGCGGGCAGCGTCAGGTGATCCGAGGTCGCGTCGAAGAGCGGCACCTTCTCGCTCGGCGCATCGACCCAGACGTTCACGAAGCCCGCCGCGAAGTTGACGAGCGCCGTCGTGCCAAGCGAGTTGCTGTAGACCGTCGTGCGCGCGAGCGTCTTCGACGATGCCGTATAGACGCCCGAGCCGACTTCCCACTGGCCGGTCGTCTCGTGTTCGATCGTGTAGGGCACCACGTCGCCGTCGAGGCCCGCGGCGGCGAACGTCTGCAGCCCGACATCGGCCGCGCCGAGCAGGGTAATGGGCGATGTCGCGCCGATGCTGAGCGCCGTCTCTTGAACGCGATCTGCGGCGACGAGAAGCGTCACGAGAGCCTCATGGGGTCGGGGCCGGGTCGATGAGATGGACGCCATCGAGAACACTGGCGCCCTCGAGCAGTACAAAGGTCTTCGACAACTCTTCGTCGATGCGCTCCAAGCCAACGAGGATAACGCGCGTCGTGCGCACCGCGGTGACGCCGCGCAGCCACCAGATAACGCCGTTCTCGTCCTTCAGGATCCCGTTCGACGGCACCGTACACTCGTCCGCGAACTGCACCTGCGCGTCGAACTTGAGCTGCAGCTTCTCTTGAGCCGCCCGGACGCTCGAGCTGAGCGTGTCGATGCGGCCCCACCACTGCGCGCTGAAGGTGAATGTCGGCCGCACATTGCCGCGCGCGCCGACATTTGACCGCGCATAGAGGCGCAGCATCTGGTCCCGGAGGCCCACCGCGTTCGCGCTACTCGGCATCGTCCGCGAGCTCCGCGATGTCCTTCGGGACGAAAACGAGCGTCCGAATCGTGTCGCCGTAGCAGGAATGGACGAATCCGATCCGCGCATCTGAGAACGGCCGCTCCGCCAGCCGTGGAGGTTCGCCGACGACGATGCGCGTCACGCACGTGAAGGTGATGGCCGCGTCGCGGTCGTTCATAGCGTGATCACCGGGCCGCGCAGCTTGCGGATCGCGCGCGCCACCCGATCAGGCAGCCCCGTGATCGGATCGATCGCGTACGTCACGGTCGTGCCCGCCGCCTTCAAGCTTGAGGCGCCGACGTCGCGCTGCTGGAAGAGGAAGCCGACATAGTCCTTGATCGCCCGCTGGATGGCCGGCAACTCCCGCGTCGCATAGCTCGGGCTGGTCGCGAAGCCCGCCACACACTGGATCGTATACGGCCCATTGTCGAAGGTCGTCCACGGCCCGGTGAGGAACGCGCCCGGTCCCGCCGTGGGCAATCCGCATATCATCCGGAGGTCCAGGCGCACCACGTACGCCGTCGCGGGCACGACTGCCCCGGTGTAGTCCTTCACGACGACCGTCGTCGGATCGATCGGCACGTACTTGAGGATGAGATTCACCACGCCCTCGCCGATGCGGAGCGACTGCGCGTTGTCGTACCAGAGCGCGTTCTCTTGCGTCAACGACTTCCCGCAGTTGAACTCGATCTCGCCTTGGGCCTCGCTGATCAGGTCCGCGATCAGACCGTTGACGACTTCGGCGGTCGTCTGGATCCGGTAATAGTCCGTGATGTCCTTCGGCGTGACCAGCGCCGAGAGCGCCGTGAAGACGACGGGCGTTCCGGTGAGGCTCGCGACGTCCGCCGTGACGATCTGCTGGCCGGTCGATGGCCCCAAGGTCCATATGATCGTCGCGATGCCGCTCGCGTTGGTGTTCGACGTGGCGGCCGAGAGCGATCCCCCGCCGGTCCCAACCTTCCACGCCACCGCCTGCCCGCTGACCGGCGCACCGAGCGCATCCGTGACCAGCACCGCCAGGGCGACCGGCAGCGCAATCGACGGATAGCCGACCTGGGCGTTGCCTGCCGAGAGCGCAATCGTCGTCGCGGGCATCAGCGCACCTCGACCGGCTTCAAGCGCGCCGTCAACACGTCGCGATGGTCATATGGCTTCGCCCAGTCACAGATCGTGCAGACGACCACGCTAGCCTTGACGTCGTGGAAGACATAACTCGGCCCGTGCACCGGGCAGGCGCAGTTACAGGCTGGGGCTCGCACCGGTTCACGCGGCGACAAGGTTCCGCTCCTTCAGGGCCGCACCGACGAGTGCCCAGTACTTCCGGCCGACGGCGGCGTAGTCGTGGTACTCGCGCACATAGGCACCCACGCGCGCCGCTTCAGCCGCCCGGTGCTGCTCATCGAAGACCAGCGGCTCCAAGACCTTGATCAGGTCGTCCGGCTGCTGACAGAAGGTGTACGGGCAACTCCCGGTCTCATCGATGTAGTCCTCGCGCACCTGCGAATCGCCCGCGATGACCGGCTGGCCCATCGCCGCGGCTTCCAAGCCTGAACCCTGGATGCCGAGCCAGAACGAATCGAACGTGAGGTCGCAGCTCGCCTTGATGCGCAGGCAGTCCGCATGCTTCGTGTTGACGATCTTGACGTACGAGATCGGCCAGCCCTTGTCGATCAGGTCCGGCAGAATGCAGTCGAGGGCGACCGTCCCCTTCACGCGGTCGTTCGTGGACGAGTGGCAGATCCGCACGCGCTTATCCGGCCGCTGCTCGACCGGCACCCAATGCTGCGCGCGGAGGGCGGCGTAGTCGTCGACCGGGACCGGAATCGGAATCCACGGGATATGCGCGCCGTAGCGCTTCGGATGATAGAGCCGGGCGCCGATCTGCAGCGCGCCCACCTGATCGTCCAACGCTTGCTGCACCAGCCGGTAGGTCCCGTTCTTGAACGACTCCGGGCCCTGTGATCCGTGGTAATGCCTGACCAGCAACTGCCGCGAGCGGTCCGGCCACCGCGCCATGCAGTGCCCCTCGTCGAGCGTCGTGTAGTCCATGTGCACGTGTACGACGTCGGCGGTATCGAAGAGGTGACTGACGGCGGCGCGCTGCCGGGTGCCATCGAACTGGCGTAGATCGCAGAACGGGTTGCTCGAGCCGAAGCGCACAAACGCGCTCGTACCATCGTGGCCGTCGACATCGGCGGCGTGGTTGAAGGCCGAGTGATAGCGATAGCCGGCGCTGCCGGGATCGTACTGCGTCAACTGCAGTACGCGCGGACTCGGGTCCAAAATCGGGCGCTCGTGGCCGTAATGGGTCGGCCCGGGCAGTGGCGAGAGCTGACGGCCGTACGCCTGATCCCACCCGACGTAGTCCTGCCGTTCGAGTGAAATGACAAATCCGGCGGCGATCATCTCGCGGGCGCGACTCTCGTCGACCTCGTACTCCGTGCGGGGGAGCACGCGGCCACCCTCGGCGTCATTGTGCAACTGCACCGCGCGCACCTTCACGGCTTCCTCATCTCGTTCGCTCTCCGTGTGCGGGACTCGCGCCGGCGGCGCCTCACCATCTCGCCGCCGACGCGACCTACGATCCGATCCCCGCTCTCCGGCTAGTTCAGGTACGTGAACGGCGCGTGTTCGTCGACGCCGGCCGAGCCCGCGTACTTGTACGCGTACTTGCCGTCGTTGATCGGGATGCCGCCGCCGCGCACCACGAAGCGGTACGTGGTGACGTCCTGCGTGAAGGCGAACTCGCGGCTCATCTCGACCGTCAGCGCCTGCCGCAGCGCGAACGCGTAGAAGTCCGGGTTGACCAGCGCGATGTCGCCCGTGGTGCCGACCGTGTTGAGGATGTCGGTGAGGACGACCGGGTAGCCCAGAATCATCATCGACGGCAGCCCGTTCAGGTCGCGCAGGAACGTCACGAGCGAGGAGCTCGTCAGCGACAGGGCGTAGAGCTTCTGCACTGTGCGCCGCGAGGCCAGCCAGACCGCGTTCGGCCCGTGCGTGAACTCGCTGTACATCGTGAAGAGGTCCTGCGTCGTGATCGTGCCCGGGGTCTGGCGCGTGACCGCGATGTTGTACGCGGCGCCCGCATAGAGCGCCCCGGCCGGCGTGGTCGTGCCGGTCGTGTCGGAGCCCGAGATCGTCATGTCCTCGTTGATCGCGTTCAGCGTCTGCTGGCCGACCGCGTTGATGAACTCCTGCGGCAGTTCGCCGGTGAAGTCGTCCATCAGCATCTCGTCCGAGACCTGCGTGTACGCGGCGTACTTGAGGACATTCAGCACGCGCTGCCCGAACTGCGGCGTCGACTGCGGCTTGGTCGATGCTTCGCCGACGATCCCGATGTTCGCGATCTGGCCCGCCATCGGGCGGTTCAGGACCGTCGAGGCGTTCGCGTCGCTCTGGATCAGGTACGGGATGCGGAGCGAGCGACCCGGGACTGTGAAGGCCCGTGCGCGCTGCAGCAAGCCCTGCTGCACGTTCGCGAGCGAGAAGATCGACTGCACCTGGGTCAAGGGCAGCAGGAACGAGCCACCCGAGACGTCGCCGGCCGTGCCGACGATCGCGCGGGTCCGGTCGCCGCCCGTGACCATCGTCTGCAGCTCGAGATTCCGCGCGAGCACCTTGCGCTGGAACGCGGCGCGCTTCGGGTTCGTGACGTCGATCGGGTCACGGCCCTGCGCGACGCGGAGGAAGTCCCGGACCGAGCCGAATCCGCGGCGCACGTCAAGGGCATGCTCCTTGATCTGCTCCTGCATCGGCCGCATGAGCGGGAACTCTTCGAAGCCCAAGTCCTCGCGGCGGGTGCCGCCGCGCGTCTGGTCGGTCGCCTCGGAGCCCGCGATCTGCGTGACGCCGGTGCCCGCCGTACCACCCTGCCGCTCGATCTCGTCCGAGGCCGTGAATCCCGCGATCAGGTTCGCGCGTTCGTTGAGATCGTTGATTTCCTGCGCCTTGGCCTTGAGCTGCGTCGCGTCAAGTTTGCAGTCATCGGCCATGATCTCCTGCATGATCGCATTGGCCCGACCGCGGAGGTCGGTGGCCTTCCGGCTCTTCGCTTCGAGCGTGATACCCGGCATCTGGTCGGTGCGGAGCATCGTGATCGCAGAGAGCCCGTGCCAGAGCGCGGGACCGAGCACGGCGCCGCCCATCACATGGGGCGCGTAGTGCGCGACGGTCTGCGCGGCCATGTGGTGGCCGGCGACCGAGAGCGCGACGATGGGCACCAGAAACAGGAGCACCCACTTCATGGCGTTTCGCATTTTGACGTTCGGAGTTGGGAGCTGCGTGGCAGTTCGGTCAGCCGGGCCGTGTGCTGCTAGGTGGCGGCGGCTGCGGTGCCCTTCCCCAAGACCTCGCGCACGATCCTCATGCGCTCGTCCAGAGGCAGCACCTTCGGCTCTGCTGACGCGGTGGAGCTCTCCGATCCGGTGGCGGCGTCCGCGGTGGCTTGGGCCGGCGGTGTTACTCCGCTCGGGGCCGCTACGTGATCCGCCCGGTCGGCGGCCGACGCGTACGCCGTGTCGAACACGGCCCGCGCCTCGCTCTCCGGTACTTCCGACAGAATACGCGCGAGGATGCGCGTAAGCAAGCCCACATCCTTCTCGCCGGGCTCGCGGCGCACGGCCAAGACATCGGACCCGGGCACGGCGTTGACCGGCGTCACGCTGATCTCGCGGAGCTCGATCTCGAGGAACCGGCACGCCCACTGCTCGATCCCCTCGTCGTCTTCGATCGTCGTGCTCTCGTCCTCGCGCGAGCGGAACCCGACCGACAGGCCCGTCGCGGCGCCGGTTTCCTTCCCCGACTTCGTGACGGCTTCGAGGTACTCCTTCATCCGACGCCCGGCCTCGGTATCGAAGATCACGGCGGTCATGATCGCTTGGTCGCCGACGTCCTTGATGTCGATGACGGTGCCGACGTGCGTCTTCGTGCGCGGCTCATGGTCGGCGAACAGCCGCACCTTGCCCGGTCGCACTTTCTCGGCCACCGTCTGCGC